CCAGCTCTTGAGTATGGTTTTCCAACATTGCTGCATACCCCTTAACGTATTACTACGAAGGGAAAGGCAGCGCAATGAGGAAAAGACGAATACGGACCAGGAGTTTCGAAAACTCCTGGACGCTATTTCTCTTTCATTGAAAACAGGCGACCCCAAAGAGAAGGTCGTGTGGTCTCATGACTATCACAATCTTTTCACAACACGGATTCGTGGACGACCTTTGGATCGACACGAACCGGATGCGATTATCAAGGTTCTAGCCACCCGCACCTTTTGGTACGGGCGTCTAAAACCTAATGTCAAGCTTATGGTTAAGCACATGGTGCGTAACGGTAAGCTTCTCAAATTGAAGGAGATCCTGCACGTAGCTGACGGAGTAATCTGTCAGCTACTTGTAAGTTTCCCCGAGATTCTTATGACTTCCGAATCTGTTAGCGCATATGCGGTAACAGATCGGATTTCAAATTCAATCATCAGTTCTTGTATGTTTAACTACTCTAGAGTAGTTAAAGATATCAAGAAATTCAGGAAAGTCCTCCGTCATGCAGCTTTCGAAAAACGAGAGCTGCCTGAGGAAGGCTATAAATCAATGAGTTGGGCAATTCATATTATACGTGAGTATAATAAGATTGCCAAACGAAATTCGAAAGAGAAGATGTTCCGCGTCTGTACTTTCACACAGACCCGGAGCACCGGTCTCGCTGATCATCGAATGGTGGAGGAAACGATTGATGAATTCATCAATCAGGTCACCACCAAGAAAGATTTTACTCCGGACGATCTCCTCATCGAGTGTATCGATGAGGTTACGACGGATGTAGCATTTGATGCTGATGGGATATCGGCGCACTTCCGTGCGTCGATGTCGACATCAGCTTGCATTGAATCGTCGCGAAAACGGGATGGCAAATACGGCCATCTCCGTGATCTGGTAAGGGCAAACCACCTACCAGTCCCGGAAGTACCAACTCCTGACTCACAAGGAGGGGAGATTGGTACTCCGCTTTGGCACAAAGCACTTCGAATGGCGGAGGAACGACACACTGACCTTTGGAAGGTCAATGTGGCGGGCATCCGCGAAAATGGAAAATGTAGAGTGGTCACAAGTGGATCATTCTACAAAGAAGTCTTGCTCCAACCTTTCTCCCACCTCACAATTGAGATGGCGAAAGGGAACCCCCTACTCTCGCAGTCTTTTCAGGCTGCCAGACTAGGGTGGGAGTTCATTCAGCAGATCAATAATCTCGACCCCGTAAGGGGCGAGATATTGTTCGAAGACGAAGTTTCTGTCTTGTCATTCGACTTTACAAAAGCGACCGACGCGCCCAC